GCCCTCGACCTCCTCGTAGTCGCCGTCGTCCACCGCGATCGTCACCGGGATCATGTCCCCGGCGAAGACCTGGCGCCGAACCTCCACGTCACCGATCATCTCGATGCCGTAGGTGTCCTTGGTGGCCTTGCGCGGCACTCCGATCACCCCCTTACGAGGTCGCCGCCTTGGCGAACGCGGACGGGCGCCAGACCGGGAACGCCACGCGCGCCTCCGCCAGGACCGTGACCCGGTTCTTGACGAAGTCGTCCTGGTCGCTGTCGGACGCCTTGACGTTGACGGCCTCCCGGAACAGCAGCGTGCAGCCGTTCGAGTCGCCGACCAGCGGGGTGGCCTGCGCGATCATCACCGACGGCGTGATCGTCAGGCCCCAGATCTGCGCCGCGGCCATCGTGGCCGGTCCGCCGTACAGGTACTGGCCCGACCGCGTCGCGCCGGAGCCCGACTCGCGCATCAGCAGGAGGTCCTGCCACGAGAGCGGGTGCAGCGCCGCGAAGTTGGGCTCCTGGTCGGAGAGGATCACGACCGTCATGGCACGCAGGATCGCGTCCGCGACGTTGTCCCCCGCCACGAACGCAGGCGCCCCGATGCCGGTCTGCTGGAGGATGCCCTTCAGGTTCTGGCCGGTGCCGTCGCCCGAGAGGCACTGCTGCTCGATCTTGCGCCGCACGTCGTACGGGAGCAGCGTGTTGATCAGCGTCGCGAGCCCGGCGGCGTCGTCCATCGCCTGCCGGTTGACCTTGATCCAGCCCGCGACCGTACGGACCGGCGCGACCGCGTCGGCCAGCGTGATGCCCTGCTGCGCCTTCAGCGCGCCCTCCGCGACCATGCCCGCGCTGGCCGGGATGGCGGTGACCTGCACGTACTCGATCGAGTTCGAGTCCGTGGTCCCGGTCGGGATCAGGTCCAGGAACCGCAGCGGCCGCAGGATCGGCGCGAGCAGGCCCCGGGTGTCCGGCTGGATCAGCCCAGCGGTCGCCGGGGAGTCCACCGGGGCGGCGGGCGCGGCCGGGAGCTCCGCGCGCATCCGCATGGCGGCCATGGCCTCCTCGCGGGAGGCGATCTTGCCGAGCTCGATGGTCCCGAACTTCGCGGACGAGGTGAAGACGCCGGTCTCCACCGCGGTCGCGTAGCTGCTGCCCTTCTGGAGCAGGCGCTGCCCGTTCCAGCCACGGATCTCGCCGTAGGAGCCGCGGTCGTTGCCGCCCGGCTCCGGCGGTCCGGCCTCGTCGCCGAGGAGCTTGAGGATCTCGCTCTCGGTGAGGGTGAGGTCGGCGACCTTGTCGTCGATGACGCCGAGCTTCTTGACGGCCTCCTGGGCGTCCTTGAACTCCGGCCAGTCGGTGACCTTGCCGTCGTGCTGCGCGTTGGCGAACTTCTCCTTGGCGGAGTCGCGCTCCTTCCGAGCGTCGGCCCGGCCGGAACGCGCCTCCGCGATCTGCGCCCGGACCTCCTTCAGCCGGTCGCGCAGCGCCATGTCGGCGGTGAGTGACATCTGTGTAGCCCTCCTCGGGCGTGGGTTGTCGTCAGACGCCGAGAGCGTCCAGCGTGCGGTCGAGGTCCAGCGCCAGCAGCACGTCGGCCACCTCGCGCTTCTCGTCCGCGGTCATCTCGTCGTCCCGATCGGCTCCGGACACGTCCTCGGCCTGGGTATCGGCGTCGGCTCCGGCGCGGGGCGCCTCGGCCGTGGTGGTCACGCCGGGGCGCGACCGCGCAGCGAGACGTGCCACCGCCTCGCCCAGAGTCTCCACGCGGTCCGCGATCCCGTCGCGTACCGCGTCCTTCGCGCTGAGGACCCGGCCCTCGCCGAATCCGTCGCGCACCGCCTGCTGCTTGACGCCCCGCCCGCGCGCCACGTCGGCGGTGAACATGTCGTAGAAGCCGTTGACGTCCGCCTGGATGTGCTCGCGCGCCTCGTCCGTGAGCGGCTCGAACGGGTTGCCCTCGATCTTGTACTTGCCCGCGTGGATCAGCGTGTTCTTGATGCCCGCCATCTCCAGCGCGCCGCTCATGTCCCGGTGCGCCGCGTACACCCCGATCGACCCGGCCTCCCCGGAGGGCGTGACGGACACCTCGTCCGCCTGCGACGCCAGCCAGTAGGCCGCGCTGGCCGCCAGCGTGTTCGCGACCGCCACGATCGGCTTCTTGCCGCGCGCCTTGTGGAGCTCCGCGGCCACCTCCGGGATGAAGTCCACGACGCCGCCCGGCGAGTCCACGTCCAGGACGATCGCGCCGACCTCGTCGTTGCCCATCGCCTGGTCGAAGTCGCGCTGGAAGCGGTCCAGCGGGTTCTCGATGTCGAAGAACATCGCGAGCAGCCCGCCAACCGGCATCAGCACACCCTTCAGCCCGATCACCTGGATGCCGCCGCTGATCTTGCGCGGGCGTCCGCGCTTCTTCGCGGCCTCCGGCTCGGCGCGGAGCGCCTCGATGAACCGCCCGTCGGCCGCGAGCGTAAACAGCTCGCCCAGGACCGCCGGTCGGATGGCCCACAGGTGTCCTTCGAGCTCCGCGAGCGCGGCGCCCGGCGGCACCTCCACCTGATCCTCTACGTCGCTCACGAGAGCGCTCCTTCCTCGATACGGACGCCTGACGGGAGCACAAGGCCCGACGCCCGGCGCTGCTGACGGTTCGGCTGCGGCGCCTGTCCGACGGGCGCCAGGTTGTTCGTCGGAAGGTAGAACTGATCCATGCCCGCCTGATCGGACTGCGGCTGGTTCAGCTTGGAGCGCCCCTCGTTCGGAGTCAGGAGCGCGCTGCCGATCGCGAGCCGGAGCGCGTTGATCTCCTTGAGGAAGTCGCCGCGGAGGACACCCGAGAAGTCGTACTCGACATAGGTGTCCATCTCCCGGAGCAGGTTCCGGAGGATCCCGGCGGTCATGATCTGCTCGATCAGGACCAGCGGCGGGCCGAGCCCGTCGGTGTAGGCCACCTGGCGGAGCTCGGTGATGTTGGAGAAGGTCGCCCGGCGCAGGTCGCCGAGCATCGGAGGCGGGATCTGGTAGACGCCCGCGATCTCCTCGCGGTCAATCAGCCGCTGGTCGATCAGCTCCGCCTCCACGGAGGTGTGGCCGATCGGCTTCCACTGGAGGCCCGGCGGGAGCAGCGCCGGACGCCCCGCGTTGTCCGGCCCGGCGTACAGCGCCGTCACGTCCTCGCGAAGGTTCTTCAGGAGCTCGTCACGGACCGGCCCCTCCAGCCCCAGGAACTCCACGGTCGCCTCGATGGCGCTCGGCGGGCGCGCCCCGTTCCGGAACTGCATCCGCTGCCAGCGGGTCGCCGCCTCCTCGATGGAGATCGTGGTCCCCAGCTGGGAGAGCGGCGCCACGCCCTCCGGCCCGAGCGGGCTCCACCACTTCACGTGCAGCGCCGCGTCCACGGACAGGTCGCGCGGAGCGGCGGACGTGAAGCCCTGCGGCGCGATCCGCCATGAGACGATGTCCCCGAACGGCTTGATCGCCGTCAGGAACCGCCAGTCGTGCGGGGTGAACTCGATCTTGCCGGAGCGGCCCTCCTGCACCTCCGTCACCGAGTTGCCGTGGACCAGCAGCGGCCCCAGCAGCGCCTGCGTGAGCGCCGCCTGGTAGCCGCGGTCCCAGGGGTTGTCGATCGCCGCCGCCAGCGGGTGATCCTCGGCGCGTAGGCGGACGCGGGAGTCGTCGCCGGTGCGCCGGTACACCTTCAGCGGCACCCGGATCGCCCACGTGAGCATGCGCATCACCGCCGCCGCCACCCACGCCTGCGTCGCGAAGATCTCCGCGTAGGAGACGCTGCGGCCGTCCACGGTCATCATGTAGCGGGACGGCCCGCCGCCCCACGGGATGTTCATCGGCATCGGCGCCGCGGGCACGTTCACCGACGAGTAGCGCAGGTCGCCGCGGCCCGGCGCGATCTCCACCGGCCCCGCCCGGCGCCCGGCGCGCTCGCGTTCCAGCCGCTCCACGCGCTCTTCACGTTCCTTGACGCTCTCCACCTAGATCACCTTGATGCGGTAGTCGTCGAGGTTGATGGTCGGCTCCGGCTCCGGCTCCACGCAGACATGCGTGTACACCATCCCGCCGCCGTCGAGCGCGTCGATCACGCGCTCGTCCTGCTTGATGCGGGAGGTGCGGGAGATGTTCGGGCGCTCGAACTTGGTGTCCCCGCGCGGCAGCCTCCAGGCGACCGCGTTCATGCTGTGCTCCGTCAGCTTGGGGCAGAAGCGCACGTGCCGTAGCTGCCCGGTGCGCAGCCCGCGCATCACGTTCTTGTAGTCCCGTACGGCGTGGTTGTTGCCCTGCGGGCGGTCCACCACGGTGCACCCGATCTCGTCCGCCGCCCAGGCCGCGATGTCCTCGCCGTTGGTCATGTCCATCACGATGGCGTCGATCGGGTTCCGTTCGTGGCGGGCCAGCAGCGGCTCTTTGATGCGGTCGGGGTGTGTGCTGGACCCGTCCCGCGGCGGCACGACCACCGTCGCCTCGTCCCAGAGGTGCCACCCGTCGGGGTGCGCCCACTGCGGCAGGATCGCGGTGGTGTCGTGCTTCCAGCCGAGGTCCAGGCCCACGTCGATCCGCTCGCCCTCCGGGATCTCCGTCAGATCGGACGCCGCCCGCGCCCACTCCTCGTCCGAGATGGCCGCGTTCGCGGAGCGCGCCGCGATGCAGCACTTCAGCCGCTTCCAGTCGCCCACGTCGAAGGTCGGGCTGGCGAGCTCCTCACGGATGTCCGCGACGGTGATCGTGCTCAGCGGGTTCACGCGCACCACCGCCTTCGGATCCATCGCCCGATCAGGATCAGCAAGACGGAACTCCACCATCGTGTGCCGACGGCCGCGGTAGATCGTGCCGCCGTGACGGCGAATGCGCTGATGAGCCGTGTCGCGCATCTTGTCTCGCGCCTGCTCGAACTCGCGGCCGGGCATCCCAGCCGTGGAGATCCCGATGCCGACCGCCTTCCTCTTGCGGCACTTGCCCTTGAGCAGTCTCCACGTCTCCAGCGTCGGGTGCCGGTGGAGCTCGTCCGCGAGGAAGTACGGGAACGGGATGAAGCCGTCGTTGGCGTCGGGGTCCCAGGGGCAAACCTCCATGCCACGGCCAGGCCTGGGCTTGCCGCCCCGGTACGGGCGGATTGTGCGCAGCCCGTCGAAGCAACGGAACCGATGGTGCAGACCTGGCGTGTTCTCAACAAAGGTTTTCGCCTGGTAGTAGGTCGTTTTCGCCTGGTCCCCGTTGTGCGCGAACAGGGGAATCCACGGCCGGGGCGCCCAATCCACCCCGTACAGCCCGAGCTCGGACATGAACGTGGTCTTGCCGTTGCCCTCCGGGACCACCAGCCAGTTCTCGTAGCCCCAGATCCTGCGCTCCATCGCCCGGAACACCTCCCGAGCGAAGTCCAGTTGCCAGCCCTCGACCTCGTGCTTCAGCCCGTCATCGAACACCAGCCGCGAGCAGTAGATCCGGAAGTGCCCGACCGAGAACGGCCGGGGCGCCCGCTTCAGCTTCCGTACGTCGGTGATGAGGACTGCACTGCTCAGCTGGCCCTCCGCGCCCGCCGCTGACGTGCCTGCTCGACCTCATCGAAGTCCTCGAACGGGTCGGGCTGCTCCTCCGCGGGCACCGGTAGCCGCCGTGCCGCCTTCCTGGACTCGATCTTCCCGAGCTCCTCCAGCGCCCGCAGCCGCTGCGTCGCCTTCAACGACCGATCCTGCGCCAGCTCCTCCAACATGCGGATCCGGTCGGCCTCGGCGAGCGGCATGACGGAAGGCTAGTTCGAGTCCGGCGTCATACAGGTGAAGATCGTCGTCTGCCCGCCTGGGTGGTTGATCACCAGCTTCCCGAACACGTACCCGGTCGGGCAGGTCGTCCCACCCGGCTCGCCCTTGTCACCCTTCGGGCCAGCCGGACCAGCCGGACCAGGCTCCCCGTCCTTGAGGGTGATCGTCACCGTCTTCTCCGGCTCGCCCACCTGCGCGATCACCGCCGCCGCTCCCAGCCCGCCCGCCGCCGTGAACGAGGTGGCCGCCACAACCGCGTAGACCGTGCTACGGCGCATCACGCATCCTCAGCTCGTGGAGCTCCGCCGCGTACTTCTCCGCATCGGCGCGGGCAACCTTCAACCGCTCCAGGCACGCCTCGTGCTCCTCGGAGTAGCTCTTCCGCAACGCCAGGATCGTGCTGATGATCCCGCCCAATGCTGAGACGATCGCCGCCACGCCCAACAGCGTCGCGCCCGTGTCGACCGCAAACAGCAGCACTCACTGCGGCTCCAGCCCGCTTTTCGCCTGCTCACGGGCGAAAAACTCGGTCTGACAAACGCTGCGCGAAGG